AGAAAAATAAAAAATTATTTTTTTTAATAGCACAACCTAGATCTGGAAATACTTTACTAGCGTCTATATTAAATCAAAATCCAGAGATAGCTTGTACTGGTAATTCTATTACACTAGAAATAATGAAAGATTTATTTTTATTAAAACAAAAAGATGTGTTTCAAAATTTTCCTGATCATAAGTCTTTAGATAATGTATTAGATTCTGTGTATGATAGTTATTATAAAGATTGGCCGCAACGTATAATTATTGACCGTGGACCTGTTTTAACAGAAGGTAATAAAATTTTAATAGATAATTATTTTAAAAAAGAGTTTAGATGTATTGTTTTATTACGAGACCTTATGGATGTACTAGCTAGTTATATAAAATGGTACACAGAAAATCCTGATGCATTTGTCAATAAATTTGGTTCTAATGACGAAGAAAAACTTATGTTTTTAATGTCAGATGATGGAGCAATTGCTAAAGAATTAAAAGCTATACAAAATTCTTTTAATTATCAACACCTATGTTGTTACATTAAATACGATGATTTAGTTGTTAACCCTGAACCTGAGATAAAAAAAATATATCAATTATTAGATGAACCCTATTACCCACATCAATTTGAAAACTTGCAACAATTAAGTATTAATGGTATAGGTTACAATGATACAGTATTAGGAAAGGATATGCATACCATTAGATCAACAATACAAAAAATACCTAATCCTTATAAGGATAGAATACCTCAAAGTGTTAGAGATAAATATGAGCACATTAGATTTTAATTTTATATTTTTAGGTCAATCGGTATTAAAATATAAAGTACCGCTTGATGTTTATCATGTTATAAATCAAGTTTATGAAACTAAATATCCTCAATTAAAACCTGCTAACAAACAACTAATAGGTAAAATAAAAAAAGAACATAGTTTATTTTATAATGGTGAAGACACCTCTAAAATGATTCAACACAATTATTTACCGGCTGACGTATTAAACTGGTTTAAAAAAATGTTTGTACACTATTTAGAATGGAATAAAGTAAAAGATTATAGAACACATTTAAATTCTATTTGGGTTAATCAAATGTTTGAACATGAATATAATCCAGTGCACGTGCATCAAGGATCAATATACACTGGTTTATCAAGTGTGATGATTTTAAAATTACCACAAAGTTTTGGTGTAGAATATTCTGCAGCTGATCAACCACAGAATGGTAAACTACAAATACTAGGTACATCTAGTGGACAGTTTGCAAATGTAGATTATCAACCAAGAATAAAAGAAAGAGATTTTTATATATTTCCTTATGACATGAGACACTGTGTGTATCCGTTTAACGGACCTGAGTGGAGAAGGACACTTGCTGCAAATTGTGATGTAGACTATAGTCCAATTAAAAATAGAGGTGTAGAATAGTGTACGACAATCAAATTATAAAAGAACCTAAATGGAAAAGTTGGATAATACAAACAACAGAACCAATTTTTACTCCTGATCAATGTAGACAAATTATTGAGTGTGGAAGAAGACAGAAACCACAAAAAGCACAAGTTGGTATGAACAAACCTGGTGGTGGTACAGATACGAAAAAAAGAGTTACAACAATTTCTTGGATACCATTTAAAGAAATGAGTCACATGTATCAAGATCTTGATAGGTTTATACAAGCAGCTAATTTAAATCATTTTGGTTTTGATGATGTTAGAGTTACAGAAAATGCACAGTTTACAGAATACCCTGTAGGTGGGTTTTACGATTGGCACATGGATTGTGACACACACATGGCACATGAACCACCTGTAAGAAAAATATCTATGACATTATTATTAAATCACGAATCAGAATTTGAAGGAGGTCATTTAGAAATAGGAGGACCTAACCAATACGCTCAATTAAAACAAGGCCACGCATTATGCTTTGCATCTTTTATAAATCATAGAGTACAACCAGTTACAAAAGGAGTTAGACAATCTTTAGTTGTTTGGTTTGGAGGCAGACCTTTTAAATGATAGCTGAAGGATTTTTTCCCACTCTTATATATGCAAAGGATGTAGATTTAAATACAGATCAATTAGCTAACGATATTGTTGCTTGGTCTAAACAAGATAAAGGTATTAAAAAAACAAATGTAAAGGGTTGGCATAGTGAAACTAATATGCATGAAATGCCACAATTTAAATCTTTAGTAGATGAGTTATTTAAAATGCAGTTTGAAGTATTTAAAGAAGAATGGTTAGATAGAGAACCAAGATTAGGTAATATGTGGGCTAATATAAACCCACCTGGAGGATACAACAGACCACACATACATGCTAATAGTTTATTTAGTGGTGTATATTATATAAAAGCACCTGCAAATTCAGGCAAACTAGTTTGTAATGATCCAAGGCCAGGTGTACAGACTGTTATGCCTACAAGAAAAAAAGGTCAACCACCCAAACATTTATGGAGAGAAGTGCATTTAGAACCAAAAGTAAATAGAATAATTATGTTTCCTTCTTGGTTATGGCATTATGTTGAACCTAATGAATCAAATGATATAAGGATATCAGTAAGTTTTAATTTTATACAAGATGGCTTTTAATAAATATCAAGTAATCAAAAACGCAGTGCCTTACGAGTTGGCTAATTTTATATTTAATTATTTTCTTCTTAAAAGAGATGCTGTAGATTTTATGTATAAAAATAACATAACCCATGACAATGGTATGTTAGGCACTTGGACTGATCAACAAATTCCAAACACTTATTCTCATTATGCTGACATGGTAATGGAAACTTTAATGATGAAAGTATTGCCTAAAATGCAGCAAGAAACAGGATTAGAATTAATACCAACATACTCTTACGCTAGAATATATAAAAAAGGTGACGAATTAAAAAGACATAAAGACAGACCTAGCTGTGAAATATCTACTACCGTTAATTTAGGTGGTGATCCTTGGCCAATCTTTATCGATGGTACAGGAGCTGATAACGTTATAGACGAGTATAAAAATATACATAAACCCAACGCTCCAGCAGGCACTAAAGTCTTGCTTGATGTTGGTGATATGCTAGTATATAGTGGCTGTGAACTCGAACATTGGCGAGAGCCTTTTGACGGGAACATTTGCGGTCAAGTATTTCTACATTATAATCATGTAAATGGCCCATTTGCAGACAAAAACAAGTTCGATGGAAGACCTATGTTGGGTCTACCATCATTTGTAAAATAGTATTATAATGAGGTTATATGTTACAAAAATTAGGATTCTTACCTGGATTTAATAAACAAGTCACAGAGACCGGGGCCGAGGGACAATGGTTTGATGGTGACAATGTAAGATTTCGATACGGCACTCCTGAAAAAATAGGTGGTTGGACACAGTTAGGTCAATCAAAATTAACTGGTGCTGCAAGAGCTATTCATCATTGGGACGATAACGCTGGTATTAAATATGCAGCTATAGGAACAAACAGAATTCTTTACGTTTATTCAGGTGGAATTTATTACGACATTCACCCAATTAGAGCAACTTTAACTGGTGCAGATTTTACTAGCACCTCTTCATCAAACGTAGTTACGGTAACATGCACTGGATCTCATGGACTTGTTGAGAACGACATTGTAATGTTTGACAGTGTAAGTAGTGTACCTGCATCATCAACATACAGTGATGCAACATTTGAAGATCAAAAATTTATGGTAACTTCTGTTACTACCACAACAACTTTTACAATAACAATGGCAAGTTCTGAGACTGGCACACCTATGACTAATGCTGGATCGACTTCTATACTTTGTTATTATAATGTAGGACCAGCTTTACAATTAGGTGGTTATGGTTGGGGCACAGGTCTATTTGGCGGTACAGCTTTAGGACCATCTACTAGTACATTAGCTACAGCTTTAACAGATACGGTTACGACAGACGTAGTATTAGCAAACAGTGCAGCTTTTCCATCCACTGGAGAAATTAGAATAGGAACAGAGGATATAAGTTTTACAGCAAACAACACAACTACAAATACTTTAAGTGGTGGTGCAAGAGGAGTTAATGGAACAACTAAAGCAACACACTCAGGTGGAGCTACAGTTACAAACATTTCAGGTTATGTTGCATGGGGTGACCCATCATCTGCTGACTTTACAATTGATCCAGGTTTATGGATATTTGATAACTACGGTACAAAATTAATTGCACTTATATATAACGGTGCTTGTTTTGAATGGGATGCATCTGCAGCCAATGCAGTAAACACTAGAGCTACAATACTTCCTAACGCACCTACAGCATCACGACATGTGTTGGTATCTACACCGGATAGACACTTAGTATTTTTTGGTACAGAAACAACAGTGGGCAACACTGCTACTAAAGATGATATGTTTATTAGATTCTCCTCTCAAGAAAGTATTGATCAAACAGATTCTTACACTGTTAAAGCAAACAATACAGCAGGCACACAAAGATTAGCAGATGGTTCTAAAATTATGGGAGCTATCAAAGGTAGAGATGCAATTTATGTATGGACTGATACTGCATTGTTTCTTATGAAATTTGTTGGTCAACCCTTTACCTTCTCGTTTGAACAAGTAGGTACAAACTGTGGATTGTTTGGCAAGAATGCTTGTATGGAAGTAGACGGTACAGCTTATTGGATGTCAGAGAACGGTTTCTTTGCTTATGATGGTCAATTAAAATCTTTACCTTGTTTAGTAGAGGACCATGTCTACGACGATATAAACGCTACATCTAGAGATTTAATTAATGCAGGACTAAATAATTTATTTGGTGAGGTTAGTTGGTTTTATTGCACAGCTGCATCTGATGTTGTTAACAGAGTGGTTACATATAACTATCTCGACTCAAGTCCAAAACGACCTATATGGACAACAGGTACTTTACCAAGATCAGCGTGGCAAGATTCAGCAGTATTTGATAAACCACACGCTACTTACTATACGTCATCCGATAATGCCTCGTTCGATGTTACTGGTAATACTGACGGTGTTACTATATACTATCAACAAGAAACAGGGACTGATCAGATTGATGCTGGAGGATCTGTAACTGCTGTAATAGGATCTATTACATCTGGTGATTTTGATATTACACAGAAGAGAGCATCAACAGGACAGGTAGTAGGAACGCCAGATCTTAGAGGAGACGGAGAATTTATTATGAGAATTAGCAGATTTATACCTGACTTTATTAGTCAAACAGGTAACACTGCAGTTAAATTTAAAACAAGAATTTATCCAAACAGTGCAGAACAAACTACTACATTTAGTTGTAGTTCAAGCACAACTAAAAAAGATGTAAGAGTTAGAGCAAGACAAATTGCATTAGAAATTGCAAACACGGGATCAAGTGAAGATTGGAAACTAGGTACGTTTAGATTAGACATACATCCTGGAGGCAGAAGATAATGGCAATAGAACAATATTACAATAATCCAAACTATTTAGCAGCCATAGACGACGCTGGTTTAGAAGAAGACTCTTACGAAAATTTTGCACAAATTGCTAATCCTGGTTTTAATTTTCCTTATGCACAACAATTAGGTTCAGGACTTGTAAGTCTTTTTACTCAAAACCCAATGGCAGGTTTAATTACAAGAGGTATTGGATATTTAGGAGATACGACTAGATTACCGGGAGTAGTAGGTGGTGTAGATTTAAGAGGAGATACTGGTTTGGATACTTTTAGAAGATCAACTTCGTTTGCAGATTTTTTTCAAAGACAAAGAAATAAAAAAGCAAGGGAAGATGCTGCTAAAATTGGAGAAATGAAACAAAAAGCTTTAGATTTAGATTATGAATATAATGCCTATACTGGAGGAAACCAAGGTGGAAACGAAGGAGGACATGCTGGAGGACAAGCAGCTGCAGACGCAGCAGCGTCACAAGCAGCCGATGATAGAGCCGCAGGTGCAGGTGGTTATAGATACGGAGGACTAGCAAGTTTATTTTATGGCTAAAATTGTACAATCATTAACAAGAGCTGAAGAAGAGTACAGCAGATCTAACTTACAATCATTAGTAAGGGATCTTGACGGTGTAATAACAAAATTAAATTCTTCGTTTCAAGATGAAGTTAAACAAGAGATAGAAGCTAAAAGTTTCTTTTTAGAATAATGGCAGTAGTAAACCAATATAAATTTTACGGTAAAACAACAACAGCAGCAGAGACAGTAACCCTGTTATCTCCTTCTGTTAACGAAACTGTTATTATTAAATCTTTAAGAGTTACTAATAAATCAGGGTCTAATACACCTACAGTAACTATTAAAAACAACGCGTTTGAGATTGTTAATACACAAACATTAGTAGCTGCCACAAGTGTTGAGATATTATCTTTACCTTTAATTGTAGAGGGCGGCACGACTCTTGCCTATACAACAGCAGGCACGGCCTCTGATGGCGTAGTATTTGGTATTAGTTATCTCAATATATTAAAGGAGAAAACAGACTAATGGAAATAAAACAAGCAAAAGTAGAGACTACTTATAGACATAAAAAAACTGGTGAAACTTTTAAGGAAAGAAAAGACTGGGAAAACAAAGGTTTTAAGAACGAGGACATGGCACAAGATGTAAAAGTTATAATGCCTGCTCTTGATTTGTTTTCAAAAACCAAGTAAACATAGGGATTAAGGTAAAATTATGGCAATTTCTAGAATGCAAGAACCCAGACAACTCTACGGATTAGGCAGCTTAGTTAAAAAAGCTGTGCGTGGTGTAAAAAAAATTGTTAAAAGTCCTATAGGTAAAGCTGCTTTAGGTATAGGTCTAGGTGCTTATGCAGGGGGCTTTGGTCCTTTTAGTTCAGGTGGAGCGTTATCGGGTGTTAAAGGTGCAGGTTTTCTTAGAAATTTAGGCACAACAATGCCAGCTTTATTTGCTAATCCTAATTCTCCTCACGACATGAGAAACATTGGTTTCTTTCCAAAAATGTTTGGTAAAATGACCACTGGTCAAAAAATATTTGGAGGTTTGGGTGCAGCAGCAATAGCGACACCGTTTATACAAAAAGCAATGGGTGTAGGACCTTACGAAGAAATAGTAGAAGAAGAAGTTGATGAAAATTACATTGATCCATACACAGCAGTTCAAATGGCAAAAGCTAGAGACCCTTACATGAATTTTTTACCTGATGAGCGATTTGTTCAATCAGGTTTTTATCAACCTGTAGCTAACGGTGGTAGAATAGGTTATGCTAATGGTGAAATGGTAGAAGGTGATATGCAATTACCACCTGAAGCAGAAAAATTTTTAAGACAAGAGTATCAAAAATACGTAGCACAAGGTGGTGACTTATCGTATCCAGAATTTAAAATGATGGTTCTTTCACAAGCGTCCGGGGAACAGGGACCAGAACAAGAAGAAGTAATGTCTACTGAAGCAGAAACAATTCAAACAGAACCACAAATGCCTATGATGATGGCTGAAGGGGGACTAATGAATTTAGGTGGCATGGAAAAAGATTATAGAGCTGAAGGTGGATTTGTACCAATAGGTAAACGAGAAAAAGCAGATGACGTGCCTGCAAGATTAAGTGTAAATGAGTTTGTATTTACTGCAGATGCTGTTAGAAACGCAGGTGGCGGAGATATAGATAAAGGCGCTGAAGTTATGGAAAACTTAATGGATCATTTAGAAGCTGGCGGTAAAGTTTCTGAAGAATCACAAGGCGCACAAGCTATGTACGATAACATGAAACAATTAGAAACAAGGGTAGTGTAATGGCAACACCAGATTTTTTACAAGATTTTGCAAAAGATTATGCAGCACAATCAAAAGCAACTTATAGTGCACCAATAGATACAGCTCAATTTACTGGTAGACAATTTGTTGCTGGTGAAGATCCGTTACAAACACAAGCAATTAATTTAGCAACGTCAGGTGTTGGTGCTTATCAACCATATTTAACAGCAGCACAAGCTGCACAACAACAAGCAGCTGGAACTGTTGGTGGATTAAGTGGATTAACAGGAGCGTCAGCTTACCAACCTTTTATGTCGCCGTATCAACAACAAGTTATTGATACTACACTTGCAGAGTTTGACAGATCAAGAATTGGTGATAGACAAAGTATTCAAGATGCAGCTATAGCCACAGGTAATTTTGGTGGTGGTAGAGAAGGTGCAATGTTAGGTGAATACGATGCAAGAACTTTAGCAGATAGATCTGCACTACAAGCACAGATGTTACAATCAGGATTTCAAAACGCACAACAAGCAGCAGCAAATGCATTTACACAAGGTGGTCAATTAGCAGCCGCACAATCAGGATTAGGTGCAGCGCAAATGGGATTATCTAATTTTCAAAGATCAGGACTTGGTGCAGATGTTGGAGCACTAGGACAACTAGGATCATTAAGACAAGGTTTAACACAAGCACAATTACAAGCAGACCAAGAAGCAGCTAGAACTGCAGCTTACGAACCATACGGTAGATTATCACAATACGGACAAGGTCTAACAGGTTTATCAGGCGGAGTTGCATCAGCACCTTACGCACAACCTACACCAGTTAGTCCAATGTCACAGGCAATTGGTACAGCACTAGGAGTCGGTGGATTGTACGGTAAAATATTTGGCTTCCCAGCGGATAGAAAATAATGAAAGTTTTAAATAGACCAATGTTTAGAATGGGTGGCCCTATTAAAGAAGGGATTATGTCTGGTATAAAAGAACCTAGAAAAGGGTATCAACAAGCTGGTTTTGTAGACCCAATTATGGACCCTAATTTAATGAGAATTAGACAACAACAAAATCAAATGGATGCTGGAAAAGCTTTTGAAAATATTTTTCAAAACAATCAATATGGTAATCAGAAGCCTTTTATTCAACCAGATACTACAATGAGTAAAAAAGAAAAATTAATAAAGGCTTATGAACCTGATCCAAAAAATCCTTTTAGACCTATAATTGATTATACAAAAACAGTAAACACTTACATAGATAGTGAGGGCAACAAAAGAAATAGAAATACTGGTAAACTAGTAAGAGATACAGATATTTCTGAAGTTATTACAGAACCAAGAGGGGGTGGAGCTGACATGTCAAAAATTCCAGCTACTAAACCAGACGTAAAATTACCTGGTGATGATCCTGATCTACCAGCACCTAATAAAAAAGAAAGAGTTAACACTATTTTAGAATCGTTAGGCTATGACCGTGCACAGAAAAATGCATTGTACGATGCAATGATTAAAGCAGGTCAAAGAATATCTAGAACAGGCTTGGGCGCGGAAAATTTAGTCTCAGATGTTATTGCAGAAACAAGTCAATCGTATGACAAACCAGAAAAATTAAGAGAGGCTGCAAATTTAATGGATACCCAACAACAATTAAAACTAGAACAAATTGATGCTAGTAAATCAAATAAAACTGAAGAAGATTTTAATTTTTACGTTAAACAATTTGGAGGCGGAGAAGAGGGTAGAAAAAAAGCATTAAGATTAATAACTAAAGATGAACAAAGTGAAACAGAAGCTTATCTAGCGGCTAAAAAAGCTACAGGATCTGGTTTAGATGGGGTTAAAGCAGGTATCGAATGGATGATACGTGATGAGCAAATTGGAGCAAATGAAAACAGAGGTGAAATAAGTAAAAAATCTTATGATAATGTAAAAGAATTTGTTGCATCAGATGAATTTAAAAGAAGAGGACCGGGAGTTTATCAACTAGAAGGAATTGTTGCTAGAATAGATGCAGATGGTTCGGTAGATATTATTAAATCATTTGGAACTATATCGGAAAAAACTAATAGTTGGTGGGGATTCGGTAGTTAGGAGGGATCATGGCCGAAGATTTTAATCAAGTAGGCACGATTGAATCGGTCCTATCCGGGATTGTTTCTGGTGCCATTGCAATACCTAAAGGCCTATTTTCATTAGGCGCAACACTCATAGATCTTGGAGCAGGCACAAACAACGCCGCTAAAGTAGAACAATATTTTGATGACCTTACAACATTTGATGAAAAAGCAGAAGCAACAGCTGCCGGTAAAATTACAGAACTACTAGTCAACATAGGTATACCAGGTGGGTATGGTTTTAAACTTGGTAGCAAACTTGCAGAGAAAGCAATTAATGCAGGAAGAACTGGTACGTTATTAAAAGCAAACAGTCCTAAGCTAGCTGCAGCCGTAAAAAATATGAGAGGTGCAGGACCCGCTAAATTATTAGCTGGTGCTGTTACAGGCGGTATTGCTGAAGGTGTATTTGTTGGAGACGTAGAAGCAGCAGGTTCATTAGCGTTTGATTTACAAGATGATGAGAACGATCCAGGTAGAGAGTTATTAAACAGAGTTAAGTTTGGTACGGAAGGTGCATTGTTTACAGGTATTATCGGGGGTGTTGGTGCAGGGATCAAGAAACTTGCAAACAGAAATAAACAATTAGATGTTAACAACAGTAAACTAGATAAATGGATTGATAAAGTTGGTGGTAAACTTAGAGCAAGAGGTGACAAGACTCCAGAATTTTTTCAAATGGAGAGAGAACAAATAGGTTTAAGAGCAGGTGATGCGGCAGCTGCAAGAAACACGTCAAGAGACATAGATATTAGTATAGACAAATTATTTCCACCTATAAGAACTCTTTTTAATAAACAAAATGCTACAAACAGAAATAAATTTTTAAGTGAAGTCAATGAACTATTATTAGAAGGTAATCCTAAACTAGATGATGAAGGTGTAATGACCTTTGGTGCATTAGATGCAGCTAAAAAAGCAAAAGTGTCAGAAAAAATAGCAAAGTTTTCTAAGAATGCTGATCAAGCAAAAGAAATAGAAACTGCTATCTTTGGAGGCTTATCTAATATTAGAACTAGGTGGGGTAAATTATTTACTGAAGTTGGTGGTAAGTTAGACAAAAAAGAATTAGCAGAGTTTAAAGAATTATTTGGTGGCAAGTTTAAAGATTACATAGGTTCAACTTATGATGTATTTCAAAACAAATCTTTAATACCTTGGTTTAATTATACACCTACAGCTGAAGCTATAGATAAAACAAAAGCAGTTTTAGTACAAAGCGCTAGACAAGCAGGAAAAGAATTAACAGACCAAGAAGCAGATGATGCTGTAGCTGGTATACTTAGAACAGTTAGAATGCCTCCAGGATTTAAAATGGATAGAGCTAACGTACCGTTATTTAAAATTCCAAGTTTCTTTTTAAATAAAACTACATTGGACAAAGCAAATGATGCTAAACCAAAAGAGTTTGTGTCTATGTTAGACATACAAAAAGGTAGACCGAGAGAAGCTATTGAACAGTTGTTAGGTAAACAAAGAAATCCTATGCAAACTATTTTAGGAGGTACAGCTAAATTATCTGTTATTGCTAGACGAAATACTTTTTTTGATGACTTAATTAAAAAATCTGATGAGCTTGAGAACGCTGGTAAAGAACCAATGTTTGCAAGAAGTTATGACGATGCAATTAAATTTTTTGGTGATGACTTTAAAAAAATAGAAGTAATCGATCCATCAGGTAGATTATCTATAAGTAAGGGTGCAACTAATCCTTTTGCTGATGCGAAAAATCCTTTGTATGCAAGACCAGGTGTTGCAGATGCATTAAAACAAACATCATTAGCTACAGAAAACAATAAATTTTTAGCACAGATGTACGAAAGTTTAGTATTGTATCCTAAAGCTACATCACAGATTGCTAAAACAATTTTATCACCTGTTACACATATGCGTAACTTTGTAAGTGCTGGAGCTTTTGCTACAGCTAATGGTATTGTTCCAGATGCTGCTGCAATCAAACAAGCTTACCAAGCATTACAAACACCGTTAAAAGGTACAAGACAACAGAATCAATTATATGAAAGATTGTTAGAACTTGGAGTTGTAAACTCTAACGTTAGACTCGGGGACCTTGCAAGACTTATGGAAGATGTAAACTTTGGTGAGACTATGAC